GTGGCGCCGCGCGAGCACGGTAGGATCTCCGCCGCGCCCGATATCCGCACTGACCCGGGTCAGCTTGCCCCACTGGTCTGCGTCGTTGCGCCGATGCCAGCGCTCGATCGCTCGCTCGACCCACGTCAACGGAATCACACCGTCTTCGTCGGATGCAGCGAAGTTGCCTTCGACCCTGTTCTGATATACCGCCGACGTCGCGCCCCATTGTCGCTTGCGAGCCTCCGCCCATTCGCGCTTTATGCGTCCGGCGCGGATGGCTTCCTCGAGGGTGACGTGCCTGCACCACCAATCTTCATACCCAGCCTTACGCGATTGGATGTCATAAAAACGGCCGTTCGGTTCGCCTGGTGTGGAAATGGAAAAGAAATAACAATCACCGGTGGAGAATGCACCCTCTGCCGAGTCCCAGGTGGTCACGGGTATGGCTTTACTCTCATCGAACAGGTACAGCATGTTATCGGCATGCGCGCCCTCGATGAGCTCGCTGTTGTCGGAGGCAACGGCGAACGCCTCACCCGTATTGAGCTTCAGCGACAGGTCGAGAAGCTCCTTGCCCTTGACGTATGGCATGCGTCCCAGCACATCCCACTTGATACGACGCACCCATTTGTGAATCTCGGGCCACAGGTACTTGGTCAGCTGGCGCCAGGCGCTGGCTGTGGTGGGGATCTTCCAATCCAGGCCATCACGCGTATCGGCGAACCACAGGATGATGAGGGCAGCCATTGCCGATTTGCCAATACCGTGTGGACCACGCACGCTGACCCGGCGCCGTCTGGGAATGTGCGACATGACATCATTTTGGTAGTCGCTCGGACCCTCGCCCGCATGCCAGTCGATGCAGTCCCTGACCCAGCCAACGGGATCATTCCAGTATTTCTTCTGGTGCTCGGTGCGATAATCGAACTCCGGTTCAGTCGTCGGAGAGGCGGATCGCACACGGCGCCGCAGCTCCAACTCTGCCAGGGCTCGCAGCTCAACCGTCATCCCGTGCTCCCTTCTGATGCGTCTTCGTCGTTGTGTGCAGAGTTATGATCGATCAACACCTTCAGGGGATCTTCGCCCCTCGCGATGCGCAGCAGTTGCTCATCGGAGAGCTTCGACAGGTCGATGTTCTTGCCCACGACTTCATGCTTGCTCGGTGCCACGGCGCCGAACAGCTTGGCTTTTTCGATCGCTGCATCCTTGATTACCTTCAGGTACGCAGAGTCCCCGGTTTGCGCTTTCATGATCTGCTCGATGGTCTGGTTCTCGCGCTTCTTGATGATCTTCAGGAGGTCCTGGCTCTTCTCCCAGGCGTCTGCAGCTTCTCGGCGCACATAGTCCAGAGATGCGCCGGCTTCTGCCTTAATCCTATCCACCTCGGTCTGATGCGCTGCGATATATTCCTGCTCGGCCTGCTTGATCATCTTCTCCACGGCCTGGTGATCACTCTCCAGTGGGTATTCCGGAAACATCTCGTTAAGCTTCTTTGTGATCGCGGAGTAGGTCATGTTCGGGTTGAGCACGCGCATTTCCCAGGCAGCATACTTGCGCATCTTGGATATCACCAGAGGCACGGGCGGCCGCGTCTCCTTCTGCTTCTGCTTCTCCTTCTTTTCAGTCGTCTGCCTTTGGCTCTTCTTTTTCATGGGCTATGCCATAGCCTTTCGCAGGCGCACCAGTCCGCGGTGCTGCTGCACTTTGACACTATTCACTGTCTTGTTCAGGATCCGGGCCGTTTCCTTCAGGCTAAAGCCTTCGATCAGGCGTAAGACGATGACGTGCCGCTGGTCATCTGTCAGCTCGTGCTTGATCGCTGCCAGGGTGCGCGGCATCCGGGCGTCTGTCTCCGCGAGCCGTTCCGGAGTGTCGTCGACCACATCCCCGGCGGCCTCCATTGGAGCCAGGCGATTATTCCTACGATGTTGATCGATCAGGCGGTTGCGCACCGCAGCAAACAGATACGCCTTGGTGTTTGACGTGGCCGTCCGGCCCTCGGCCAGGGCCAGGAAAATATCATGCGTGATGTCTTCCGCTAGGGCTGTGTCATGGCACCAACTCCGAGCGTAACGGTACACGTCCTCATAGTGCTGGTCGTATACGGCAATGGCGCGCGTGACTGCTACTGCTCTGCTGTTCATTTGCCGCTCTTCAGTCTCTTCGGGGTAATGCCGGTGGCGTCTTCATACCGCTGCAGGGCAACGGCGACAAACGCCGGCTCCAGCTCTGCGGCGTACACGCGGCGGCCTTCCTGCTCGCCTGCCAGGATCTGGCTGCCGCTGCCGCAGAACGGCTCCAGGCACAGGTCATTTGCCTTTGTATGGTTCCGCATCGGACGGGCGAATATCTCGACAGGTTTCTCAGTCGGATGCAGTGCCCGGCTGTTGCGCTTCTTGCCCTGCCAGTCCAGGAACCATACACTTGAGTTTTGGTGCAGCTCGGCGAGGATCTCCTCCTGGTGTTCCGCCCACTGCGCCTCGTTCCAAACGGTGGTCTCCGAGCCGTCGAACATGCGCTTGCGGATGTACGGCTTCTTTCCCCGGACCCAGCCAAAGAGAGCAGGCTCGTGTTGGAAGTAATAGACGGCATAGCCGATGACAAATACCGGCTTGACCCAGATGATCTCCTGATGGACGAACACGCCGCAATCTGCCATGGCCCGCTCGAACAGGTTGCGCGTTTCACTTGCATGCCACAGCAGCCAGGCAGCATTCGGCTTTAGGTACGGCTGCCAGGACTTGAAGACGTTGATCAGGAATTGCTGCTTATCCTCGATCGTGCTTTCCTGGTATTTGTCGCTCCAGTCTTTCCCACCGCCCGGGCGCGCAGTGCCGTCATAGTCCACCATGTACGGGGCGTCCGTTGAGAACAACGATGCCAGTGCACGTGTGTTCACCAGACGACTGACGGTCTCAGGCTGCGAGCTGTCGCCACAGATCAGCCGGTGATCGCCCAAAGCCCACAAGTCGCCCTTCTTAACTTTCCAGACCTTAAGGAGCTTATCTGCCTCGTCGAAGCGGGCAGGGGCGTCGACTTTCTTTTTAGGCTGCTCATCGAACAGTCCCTCGAGCTCATCGTCGCTGAAACCCCACTTCAGCAGGTCCGAGTCCTTGAAGAACTGCGCGAGCAACTCGTCATCCCACTCGCCGCCGGCCTTGTTGGCCACGATGTTGGCTTTCTCGCATTGCTTGGGTGTCCAACGTACCTGGCGGTAGGAATAGCGCTTGCCGTGCCAGATCACATAGCCTAGAGCGACCGTGCCCTGGGCATCTGGCTTCTTCATCTTGTGCTCGATCTCGATCTTGCATTCATTGATGTCGAACACCTTGCTGCGCTGGTTGCCGCCAATGATCTGATCTGAATTCAGGTCGTGGACGACGCCGCTGAGATCGCCCAGTTCGCGCAGCCACGACTCCAGTTCCTGAAGCTGTTGTTCGCTGATCTTACGAGGGTTTTTGGTGTAGGATTTCATAATCTAGAACGCCTGTTCTAAAAAGTGCTAAAAAAGCAACTCCTTAAGGCAACCGATCATTGCAGCGCAAGCCTTCTACGATCTGCGTATAGTACGCCGGCAGCACGAAGTCCTGCACCTTGCCCCGCGCGCCGCGCTCGTATAACACGATATTCTGGCGGTACCAGTACTCCACGTCCTCGCAGTCCCGGATGTCTGGCTGTCGCCTGGCGGCCCCGAATCCGTGCTTTCGGAAAAGCGCAGCCCAATAGGTCTGCCACTGCTCGTTCACGTGCCCGACCCCGCCCTGATTGGGGATGGCAGCTGAGAACAGGACCCGGTCGGATGCACTGCACAGGAACTCGACCAGGGCCTCCGCGCGGCTGGGTTTCAGGTGCTCGGCGACCTCCAGGCACAGGCAGAGATCGAACCGGCGATCCAGGCGGGGGACCTCGCGATTCAGGTCGCAGGCAATGAATCGCTCCGGAGGGATCAGTAGGTCATCTTGCATGATGCGGTAGTCCACGCCGATATAGTCGGGATGCCCTGCATGCCATTCGCCCACGCCGCAGCCCACGTCGAGCACCGACTGCGGTTCGATCCCGATCGCAGCGAGCGCGCCCATAACCACGCTGGCAGACCGGATCGACCCCTTGCTGATCGCGTGGTAATACCGGGCAGTGTAGGGATTTCGCCAGGGCCAGGTATCGACATACGCTCGCAGCTGGCTCCGGCTCATCTTGCGGATCTTCTCGATCTCTTCCGTTCCTCGCTGGAAGTGGGGGTTGCGAGGCGTGCTGTTGACGCCCACCCAGTGGTTCATGTGGAAGAGCGAGCCGCGCACGCGGCGCACGTCATAGCCCAGGATCCTGGCCCGGTCATGACGTTCGCAGTCCTCGGGGCTGAAGGAGATGAAGTGTTCGTTTTCCATGCCGGCGTCGATGAAAGCTTCCTTGTTCCACAGCACCGCGCCGCCCACGCTGTTATGAGTCGGCTCCCTGCCTTTGAGTGCGGTATCCCGCACGATGCCGATATCGAGTGCCGCCTGGATGCGCGGCCACCACTCATCACGCTTCATGCGCCCGAACCGGCCGTCATAGGGGTAGACCATGTCGGCGCCGGCGCGCAAGTGCTCGACGGCCATCAGGATCTGAGCCGGTGGGATGATCACATCGGCATCCCAGTTGGCGATGAAAGGTGTCTGGGCAGCCATGGCCATCTGGTTGAGCATCTTCGTCCGGTGGAAGACGTCCGATTCCAGGTTCATATACGTGCCCCACTGCGCGGTGTACTCGAAGTGCCGTCCGCCTTGCTCGCAGAACATGTACCGGGCGTCGATGGCGGACTGGAGCATATACAAAGCCAGGTCGAGGTTTTCTCGCCGATGCTCGTGGTCATACAGGAGGGGGATGGTGAAGGTCAGGTCCCGCAGCGGGATCTTGTAGCTGTCCTTCTTGTGAGCAATCCACCGGCTGGGGCGGTAGTCGCGAACGTCCTT